TGCTCGAAGGGCTTCCAGCTCTTCAATCAAGGACCATATTCTAACAAAAGACAGTGTACCAATAAGGTCGCGAGTAGGAGACCAATCATCGTTAATTAAACGAAGGATTAAATCTTCATACATAGTTGATAGACAGGCGGATACCAATTCGTCTGTTTCTCTTCTTAATGTACGATACCTCTCACTTAGTATATCAGTCTCAGTAGAAACTACCTTATCTAAAAACCTAACAGCAGTTGCTGAAGGGATATAGAAAGAGATATTTCCCGGTAATTTATTTAACATAATTTGCCGTTCAATATCCTTGTAGATTTTGATGAGTCTTGTGGATAAAGTTTCTACATATAAATGTAGGAATTCATGACACAAAGATATATCAACCCTATGATTTTTATTAAACATATTAGTATCGCGGTTAATCGCCGCCACTAATTGAGCAATAGTAAAAGTATTATCACCGCGGATCAAACCGCGGAATAGTATATTCACAATCATAGGAAATCTATTAGGAGGGATTCGTCCTTCCGTTATAGATTTTCTTAATTCTATATTCTCTCTATGCGAAAGCATAGGGGAAATGGAACTAAGGATATTTCCTTTTTCTATTAATCCTCTCCGCATCAATCTCGACATGAATTCCAATCTTTTACTAAGATTGAAATTGACATTCGTTAAGTGTGAATGTGCCGAACAAGAAAGTATTTCTTTAAGACTAACTGGAGAAAGATTTACATCTTTCAACATATCTTGAGACGCAAACTGGAAAAATCCCGTTTGAGAAACAAAACTTTTAGCTAATCCAATAGGAACATTTTTATATTCGCACACTTGAAGATAGGCTTTAGCTACGTCTTCGTCGGCGATAACAATATCGTCTCCTAAGACTAGATAATCCCTAAATTCACGAATCCCACAAAGACAAGCAGCGAGATAGACTAAATAGTGCTGCACTACTGCAAGAGAGGCCCAAGAGCTTAATGCTCCCATGGGTTGCCCTCTACCATATTCAACGGTTTCTGGATCATTACAATCAAGAGGACCTGGTACTCTGTACTTACGAGAAGTTAACAATCCTAACCAATGGAAAGTTATTTCTTCCCCTAAGAACTCTTCAAATGCCTCAAAATAGAGAGCATGAGGGATCATATCTGTTGCTGATTTTAAATCATAAGAAGCTAAGAACGAGTAATTTCTTAATGAAAATTCTCGAACCTTACCTTCCTGATCAAAAGTGGCATCAGAAGGATGATCCTTAAGAATTCGAAACAATGCGTTATGCATTGGTCGAAGAAGAGATTGAG